GGCCGATACCGTAGCGTTGCCAAAAGTAAGTGGACCAATCAACATTTGGTGCCTCACTCAATAGCCGCGCCACATATTTGTCTACATCCACTCGTCGATCTGTGGATATGCTCCTTCGCAGAAATACCCTCATGATTGGACAGGATCCAAAGAACAACAAGAAAGCTTCCGCCACTGAGGAACGCCAAGCCGCTTCCGTTCTAGGCGCCCTTTGCCGCGTTGAGTAAAACAATTTCTTTAGGAGTCGACCCACCAAAGGACCGAATCCAAAGCCCCCACCAACAAGGGGGTAAAAAACGCCAGAGATAAAGCTAACATCGAGCGGGTGATCGAAGCACCTTGCCTCTGGGGTAATACCCAACGCTGATTCCGCGGCAGCAAGCTCCTGGGAGATAGTATCAAGGCAGTTTCTATCGACATTAGCGGGATTATTAGCAACATGAATGATGGCCAATAGATCGTCACCCATTGCAATGATATCCACGCTGTCTGCATCATAATTATTGCCACTGCCAGATAGCCATTTTGCAACGGCCTCAACACAAATCGATATGTTGATACAGCTGTTGCCAGAAGACGTGTCATTGTGGCCACTCTTTCGAGTGCCGCACGCGCTATAAGTGACCACCCTGCCAAGCCGATCCCTGTACTTACCTTTGGTGTTTTCACATTGTTTAGCAAATTCTTGTAGTACTGGATCCATTCGTTCATAGAATTTATACGCTTGGTCAAAGTGCTCACGCTGCATAGTTGCATCCCACGACTTACCATCTCTCTCATAAAAGATCTTGTAGCCGGGGTTCGACATGACTTCTGACATCCATTCTCCCAGGTCTCTGTGCGTAAGTCCGCAAGCAATTCTTGCTCGCACTGGGACTCTTTTGCCTTTAGACCAGAGTGATAAGTCGTTGTCACGGAGGCACTTGACAAGAGATCGTTGCATGCAGGCAAATTGTCTAGCATACATAGCCATTGTTGCGTCATTATAGTAGGCTTGGATTGCTCTCGCCTTAGTAGGTATTTTTGCGATAACCTCCCGTTTAATGAACGGCTTAACTCGTTCTGGGACAAGGCTGTCACGTTCCATTGATGACAGGATAGCAGCTCTTCGAGCGGTCGGGTACTTAGAAATCCATTGCTCGAACCCTTCTGGGGTTCCGAGTTGCTCGAACTCGGCTGCATAATATCCGGGACATGCGTTGAGCCACTCACTGTAGTCGACCTCAAACTTAGACGTGACAGCAGGCTGTTTAGCCAAGTGCCGATTACAGAGCGCATTGTGGAAATTGTTTGCACATTTTCCGAGTGCGAAGGCTTCGCCGCATACCCATCCAAGCGCCGATACTCCCAGCTCGGGAGCGTCGGCACAGGAACACTGAAGGCCATCCCATTTAATTGAATGTTTAGGATCGACCTTTGTGGGATCTCCGGAACCGAGACAGACCGCAGTGTGGTACTTAGACAAGAAAGGGTAAAAACCAGGATTAGTAGGCATAGACTTGGCGTCCTCCAGGATGCTACAAAGTTGCTGGTTTTTGTCAACCCATTCGCCAATCGGGCCATGCTGGAGCTCATGACCCTCAGGCAGTTTAAAGGCACGTACTCTCGTGCTATTTTGTTGCTTGTCTGTTCCATCACTTTTGCCTCCTCATGTGCGATTGCTACAGCTGCAGAAGCTTCACCTACGCAGAGCTTCTTAGCTCGAATCAACGTGCTGCCGATCGCGTTAAGTTCAACCACAATCTCGGCATACGATTTTGTTGCAAGCTTCTTGACCAATATGCTCGCTGCAGCCATTGAAATCGCAAGTTCGTCTGGCCGTCGATTCTTAAGGACAATTGGATTATAGAAATGATATCCGCGTCGAACATTCACTATCAAATAATGGGTGTTGATGCCGCGATCACTGTCTACAGCTCCTTGAGAGCTATAGGACACGGTGAGGGCTTGCCCCATATGACATTGGCATGAATGTACGATTGTCGCCACTGTCCTAACAACACTAATCACTATTGCCATAGTAGACAGAAATGTCATACAGTACGACAATATGATTGGGAAGTTATAAATAAGAGTAACGGCCAGGATCATGTTAGGTAGGATCACTAATCGGGTCAACGAATTTACGTACCGACCCAATAGCTCACATCTAACGTGGTACCAGTGTTGGAATGGAGTCCAAACACGTCCGCCTTGTGAATAGCGGGAGTAGGGGTCTTCGTGTTCGTACAACGTTCCGCCACATGTGGTAGAGCAGAATGTAACCCACTGGATTCCGGTTAAGAACCACATGAGCCAAGCACCGATGCTGTAGTCGCGCTTGTACTCGAATTCGGGGTTCACCCTCGGTACATTCCCATTCGGCCAGTCAGGAACATGTGCTGTCATATAAATTTTTGCCGATTCTTTGCCTCGTGCTTCGGCGTGCGACAAGGCCGTCTCATAATCCTTCCCTTTCAGGTAAAACTCCGAGTGGCTTGCCATGTAACGCACGTCTGAATACGAGTTCAAACAGGTACAATCGGCTAATTTATGTTGACAGGTGTGCACTTTATGGTCTTTATGGTAGTAGGGGGGTGCTCTTACCACCTCACCTGCTGGGAAGCGGCTGTTCCTCACGGTATCACTATGTATTGCATTGGGCCCACTCACATGAAATCTCATGTGTTGAAAGCGGGCTTCCTCTGCCTTACACCATGTTTCCATTCGGTACAGACCGCCTCGCGCACCACCGATATCATAGAGCACTGATCCACGTTCACGCGCACCCGCCGGTTCTGAGCATAGCGTTGATCTAATGGCGTTCTCAGCAACTTTCCTAGCTTGCGCCAGAGTGTTATGCTGATTTGCCATTGACAATTTTGGCTTGTCAGTCGGCTCGATGATGTACGTGGTGTGTTCACCCACTCTATTATCGGTATTGGGTAATAGTTTTGGTTTTGGCTTTGCAGCCGGTTTAGGCTTTGCAGCCTTTGCATGTGGTTTTGGCATTGCTGGTTT